CAGTTCGACGTCACCCGCGAGCGGATCCGCCAGATCGAAGCCAAGGCCCTGCGCAAACTGCGTCACCCTAGCCGTTCCGACAAGCTGAAAAGCTTCTTGGAAGGCAACTAAGGCTTGACGGTAGCCGGTGCTAACCCTTATGCTCGCGAGTTCGTTTTAAAAGCGAGCGCGCGTCAGAGGGGGTAGCCAGGCTCCAGCGCATCAGCAACACTCCGGGCCTCTAGCTCATGCTTGGTTAGAGCAGCGGACTCATAATCCGTTGGTGCCGTGTTCGACTCACGGGAGGCCCACCATTCTTCAGTTGTCGCTCTTGAGCGGCAATCACTTCAAGTGCTTCGGTCGCCGGTACACCTGACTCGTCAATAATTTTGAGGATCGTGTGTACGTCTGGTGTCCGGACGCCTCTCATGTACTTATCCAGTGTCGCTTGCGGCACATCCCACACTTCAGCCGTCTTGCGCACTGAACGTCCGCGCAATGCTTTAGCTATCAACTCTTCGTAATTCATAGTTATTTCCAATTTGCAATAACTCCAAATGGAGGCGAAAATGCGTCCACATTGACTCCAAATGGAGTCATAAAAATATGTCCGTTTGGAGTCGTAACGATATCACGTCGGTGCGGTAAACGCACTCCTGGGGAGTGAATTTTCGTGACTTGTAACGCTAATTAGGGGCTGGGGGAAACATGATATCTAAACTTAAAAATCGAATCGTATCCCTTCTTGGGTGGCTGATCCTCCAGCTCGTCGATGAAACTGGCGCGCTCAAGCATATCTACCGTATCCAAGTAAAGCTCAAAGTCACTGATCCCAATTGCTCTGTACAGCTGGCCTTGCTCGTTACGGATTCCGATAAGACGTCCTGTTTTTTCGACCTGACGCATGGTCGTTTCTTGCGCGGCAAGTGCGGTCAAAAGTTTGTCGTCAAAGGCGGCCACGGTTTTGCCCTTGATGAGGGTGGTCTTGATCAAATTGATTCTCCTGAGTTGTTTGCGTTCCGGCTGTCGATGGTTTCCAAATACGTGTTCAAGAAGTTCGCTTGATGTCTTGCTTTATAGCATGAAGTTGTTTTTTCGTTACTTGTCACGATAAATCAGGGTTGGGAAATCATGAGCGCATCAATCAAATCGTCGTCGTCTGCCGTTTCTGCTGGTGTGTTGTCGGATGAATCAAAAGGCGTCTTGTTTTGCTTGGTTTCGTTCGAGTTGCATAAGGAGCGCGACCAACTGGGGTTTTACGAATCGTGGGAAGACTCTGAGCCGAAACGGATTTGTGTGGCGCTCAGGTCGGCTCGTGTGGCGGAGCTTGAGAGGGCGCTTAAGGAGTTGACGTGGTAACGGATTGGGAGTTGCCGCTTTCGCTCAACGCTGCAGAGGTCCGCGTGTTGAAGTCCGCGTTGTTGGTCGAGATTGCAGCGCTGGAGTTTCGTGTTCGCGAAGATCATCGGCCGGAAGTATGGCTACCTGCATTGACCGCTGCTCGTCGCGTATTTAGCGCCCTGTGCGACAAGGGCAATAAACATTTACTGGATTTGTAATTGCGCTGATTTGCGCTGACCAATCGCTCTAGTGGGCGAACACTGTGAGGAAACACCATGAAATCGAAGATTGAAATTATTCACGTTATGCAAGTCGCCGGGACCTCTAAAAAGACCGGCAACGATTACGACATTCGCAATGCGCAGTGCGTCATTCGTGATCCCGATCCAGCCACCGGCGATGTGAAGCCGAAGATTGGCGTCTTGTCTCTTCCTGCGCGCTACAAGGAATTGCCGAAGGGGGTGTACATGGTCGAGTTCGATGCTGCCGTTGGTCAAAACGGTCGTGTGGTTTCCGAAGTGGCCGATGTCAAACAGTGGGACGGTGCCGCAAGCGATGGGCCAGCGCGCAAGGTGGTCGTTGAAATTTTGAGCGTCACACAGCGTCAAGGCTTTTCGAAAAAATCGCTCAAAGATTACGACATGCTTTTTGCCGATTGCATCGTGCATAAGGCGGATCGTGAAAGCGGTGAGGTTGTCCAGCTCGTCGGCGAACTGCTTGTGCCGGATCGCTACAAAGACATTCAGCCAGGACTGTACGAAGTCGAGTTCGAGATTGCCATCGACAAAGATAAGCGTATCGGCGGGCGCGTCGCTCACATGACGCCTAAGAGCGTTGCTGCCGCGAAGCCTGTCGCTCCAGTCGCTCCCGTCACACCCGCTGTTCCTGTGGCTCCTGCCGCCTCCGCTGGCGGTAAGTCGAACGAGGCAAAGGGCGCTGATACGAAGGCGAACGCCTAACTATGCCGGTCTGCGTCTTCGAGGCTCAACTGACTGGACCGGCGGTGAGGGTCAACGGCGTTGCCGGTCTGGTGCTTGCGAAAAGCGGCACGCTGAACAACTCGGCGGCGTGTGACTTTGTGATGTTGACCAATGCGGAGTATGACCAGATTTATCACGCGGTCCTAGTCGGCTCTCCCGGCGTGCCTCAGCCTTTTGATCCTGTGCAAGGCGGCTCCTTTTTCTTCTTCGGTTTCGGTGTCGTTGTATTCGCGTATCTGCTCGGCTTTGTTGTTGCGGCGGTGCGCAAACCAATTCGTCAGGGCGGTTCCTGACGTTCGTTTCTGGGGCGTATCCCCGGTTTATTTGATGTGGAGTGTTTTATGAAAAATTTGCGTTTGCACGTGACGGTTGCTGGTGTTGTTGCGTTGCCCCTGATCGCGTCGGCTGCTGGCGCCGCAACCATCAGCGATCTGTGGTCGTCGATTTCGTTCGTCGATACGATCGCCGCCGTGTTCGGCATTGGCGCGCTGGTCATCAGCGTCGATCTGGCTCAGCTCGGCTACCAGAAAGTGCGTCGTCTGGTGAAGGGCGCGAACTAATCGCTGTAACCAGTGATTGATCGGACAGGAGGGGGCTAGCTTCGGTTGTGCCCCCTTTTGTTTTTCTTAAGGGATGCGTTATGGATTCGTCGTGGTGGTATCTGGGTTTCTTTTTCCTCGGGGTGTTCTCCGGGTATGCATGTGTGCAAGGCTTCAGTGGGAGATAACAATGAACAAATTTCTTCGCTTGTTTTTGGTGCGCTGGATCGTGGCTTTGCTGATGATGCCCGGGCTTTGCTTTGCGCTGTCGCCTTCGACAATGCAAAAGTCGATTTCCCTGCTGATTCAGAACAAAGCTATTCAGCGCGGGGCTGTCGCTGGCGGTGCCGGTGTAACCAGCACGTTGGGTGCTATTGGCGCTGACGTTGTCGGCACCGCTGCCGCTGCCGCCGTGGTCACTGCTGCCGGCGTTACGGCTCCCGCATGGATCACCGCCGCCGTCGTGATGGGCCTTGGGGCGCTCATCGGTGCTGGCGTCCTTCTGGCCGTGGACGGCGCGTCTCAATGGTATTTCAATTCCGATGGGACTGTGAAGCTACAGACCGCAGGAGCCGTGGTTGTAGACTATTCGCAGATGGCGCGCCCGAATGATCCCGCGCTTGCCGCGTCTTGTACGCCGCAATTGACGTACAACTGGTGTGATCAAACTCACCAGTTCACTTCCTGCGCTTATCCGGGTAGTTTTAATCCGACACTTCCATGTAAGCCCGGTTATTCCGCCACTACGGCGTCGTCGTTTGGTGAGGCTATGCAGCAGTCCGGCTACTCTTATCAGACAAAGCCCGGCGACTCGACCACGCAAACGAAGTCGATTTCGGATGCTATTGACGCGCTGACGCCGCAAGAAAAAGCTAAACCGCTCAATCCCCAGGTGCTGGCCGCAATCGCAAATGCGGCATGGGAACAGGCATCTTTAAAGCCGGGCTATATCGGCATGCCATACGACGCGGCCAATCCCATCACGGCGGCAGATGCAACGGCGCTTCAACAGACCAATCCTTCTTTCTATCCCACAGTATCGGATGCCGTTTCGCCGCAACCATCGACGTCCACTGATCCGGCTGAATCGCCTTGGGTGTTGCCCGTTACGACAGTTACGACGCCTGATACGGGTACCGATCCGGCCACTGATCCGAAACCGCAAAAGGTAGAAATCGATTGGGGCGTTTTCACGCCGCCGGGGCTGGAGGAAACGCCGTCAATTGCTTCGATCATCGATCCACTACTTAACCTGTGGCCGACGTGGTCAAAATTCGCCTTTCCGCCGCACGCATCTGAATGTCCCATGCCCACATACACGTTGCCTCATGGTGTGCTGAACGGTCAGGCGATTCACTTCACACAGATGTGTGATTTTCTAGAGATCAGTCATGTGCGCGAGGCGATGCAAGCGGCATTCACGGTTGCTTGGGCAATCATGATTGTCTTCATCGTCATGGGGGCTTGATATGGGTGCTTTGTTATCGGCTGCTGTAGGTTTTTTGGTTCGCTCGGTACTGGTGAAGTTTCTGCTTTTCACCGCGATGTATTTCATCGTTTCGGCGGTATGCGGTTACCTCGTGTCGAAGTTGCCCGGCCCGTCCGATCTCAATTCGGCGCTTGCGTCGTGGTCGCCCGCAATGTGGTTCTTTGCGGATCTGACGATGTGGACACAATTCTTTCCGGCGGTGATTTCGGCGTACATCCTGCGCTTCGCCATCCGTCGTATTCCATTCTTCGGGTAAGTCTAATGGCGATCAACACGTATTGCGGTCTTATGGGGTCGGGAAAATCGTATGAGGTCGTGTCCTCCGTCGTTGTTCCTGCGGTCGCCGCTGGTCGCCGGGTCGTCTCCAATATTGCTGGTTTAAATAGCGATGCTGTTCGTGAATACTGTTCACGCAAATACAGCGTCGAGCTTGATTTACTTGGCTCCGTTGTTATCGTCACTGACGATCAAGTTCGTTCTGATAATTTTTTTCCTGCCGGTGTAGTCGCTTCGGAGGGCGCATCTGAATCTATCGTTCTTCCCGGCGATCTGGTCGCAATCGATGAGGCTTATAAGATTTGGGGCGGCGACTGCAAGATTCCTAATGCGCATAAAGTATTTTTCCGCGAGCATCGGCATTACACGCATCCGGAGACAGGCGTGTCTTGCGATCTTGTGTTGATGACTCAGGATATCGGCGACTTGCATCGTACGTTGAAGGTGGTTATCGGGAGTAGCTTCAAGACCCATAAGGCCAAAGGCGTCGGGCTCAATAATCTCTACACCATCACGATGTGGGAGGGTTGGAAGCAGGTTGCAAAGTACATCGTGAAGGATTGGACCAAGACCTATGACCCGGAGATTTTCCCGCTGTACAAAAGCTACTCCGGATCGAAGCAGGGCAGGGAGCTTAACGCGGATGCTCGGCAAAATATCTTTGATCGCCGGATGGCCTACAAAATTGGAATACTCGTGTTGATTGTGTGTTTTGTCATGTGGCGCTTGTTTAATTTCTGGTGGGGGAAGACGCATCCGGCAGATGTTAAAGCGGTTGCTTCCGTGCCGACTGGTGCCGCATCCGTTCCGGCAGCTGATGGCGTATCCGGTGCATCCGCTACGCCGCCTCGCGGTGCTTATTCATCTGAGCTTCGCATTGTTGGCAGGATCGTTATTGACGGCATGCCGTTTGTGCTTGTTAGCGGCCCGTCTGGCACGCGTGCGGAATTTGCCTCTGGCTTCACCGGCGATGGGCTTCGCCAGGTCGGCACGGTCGATGGTGAAAAGGTCAGTCGCTTCTCCGGTCCTGCGGCCACAACTTCTGAGGCCAGAAAATGAAGCGTCTGTTATCCGCGCTGCTGTTGTCGGTCGCTGCATGTGCCTCTGCGTGGTCGGCTCAACCGGTTCAACCGGTTTCTTCATTTGACTTTGACTCGATAGCGCTGGCCGATCTGGTGCGCGTTGTATATGTGGAGGCGTTACCTACGCTGCCTTACACGGTCGATCCGGTGTTGCTTCAGGATCGGCGGCCTGTCTCCTTCCGCTATCGTCCGAGCGATGGCGATTTCCGGCAAGTGTTCGCCGCCTTCCTGCGTGGTGTTGGCTATGAGCTTGCCACCAAGGGTAAGCTCGATGTCCTTCGACCGTTGCCGCTTCAACCGCGCTTAGCCGCCATCGATGATCCGGCGCAGGAGGTGTTCGTGTATCGTCCGCGTTTTCGTGATGGCGCGCAGTTGATTGAGATGGTTTCATCGTTGGTCACTGGCCGGTTCAGCAATCAGCGCAGCATGAATATCGATGCGCCGTCTTCTCCCGCTATGTCCGCATCTTCTTCGGGTTCTACTGCTTCGTCTGGCGCCGTGGTGGCATCTTCCGGTTCGCTGTTGGATTTGGCTAATCGCAAGGTCGACCAGATTATTTTCGTTGGCCCGGTCCGGGAGGTTGCGGCGCTCCGCAAGTTGTTCGGCCAGCTCGATGTTGATTCCGGTGAGGTCGTCGTTACGGGCGTGCTGTATGAGGTCACAACCGGCAAAGATAGCGGCTCGGCATTTTCGCTGGCGTTGAATATTCTCGGCGGCAAGCTGGGCCTATCGGTCGGTGGCGCCGGCACGCTCGCCAATGCTGTGACTTTCAAGTCCGCCACCATCGATGCGGCCGTATCTGCTCTGGCCACCGATTCCCGCTTTAAGACTGTGAGCACGCCTCGCCTTCGCGTCAGATCCGGCGCACAGGCGCGTTTGACGGTCGGTCAGGATGTTCCTACGCTCGGCGCGGTGTCATACCCGCAGGGAGGCGGCGCGCCGGTCCAGTCCGTGGAATACAGGTCTTCCGGTGTCATCCTCGGTATTACTCCGCAGGTGCGTGATGTCGGCATTGATCTGCACGTCGATCAGCAGATCAGCGACTTTGTGAAAACTGATACCGGCGTCAATGGGTCGCCCACGCTTACCAAGCGTTCTTTCTCCACGGATGTGACTGTGGCCGATGGTGAATTAGTGGTGCTGGGTGGCTTGACCCAAGAGAAGGGGAGCGATGCACGCTCAGGGTTGTCCTTCCTGCCAAAGCTTTTTCAGTCGTCCACGGTATCAGATAGCCGCACCGAAGTGTTGCTGCTCCTTCGCGTCGATAAGGTTATTCGTTAATGCTGATGCGTGTGCTGATTAATCGTTACTTGTCACGAAAAAAAAAAAGGGAGGCAAATATGGTGCATGGTGAAGACCCTCGGCAGATGCAGCTTGATGTTGTCGGCACTCGTCGTCGTGGCCGTCCTGTTTCTGTCGATGGGGCTGCAACTGGTGCTGAGCGTCAGGCTGCTCGTCGGGAGCGGTTAAGGGAGGAGGGGAAGGGCGTGTTGACGGTTGAGATATCGC